ATTATTCTATCGATGAATTAAATTATATACATTTATTAGATTTTTTAAGATTACAAAGAATTTATTTTGGCGAAGATATTGAAGAAGAAAAGAAAATATCTGAACCCCAAGGAACTCCGCAAAGTTTTCAAAATCATTTCGGGAGGTGATTAAGTGGCTCAGAAAAAAGGTATAACTGTAGAAATTGGAGCATCGACAAAAGGCCTTGACAAGGCTCTTAAAGATATTCGTTCTCAATCAAGAAAAATAGGAAGAGAATTATACCAGGTTAATCGAGCATTAAAATTCAATCCAGACTCAGTTGAACTCTGGGCTCAAAAACAGGATATTCTTACAGAAAGAGTTGAGCAAACTAAAGAAAAACTTGATGTATTAAAACAAGCTGAAAAAGACATGCAGAAACAATATAAGTCTGGAGATGTTGGAGAAAAGGAATACCGGGAATATCGCAGAGAGCTGATTAAAACTGAAGATCAGCTTGAAAGTTTTACAGATGAACTCGAGAAAACCCAAAGAAAAGCGAATGAATTTAGCAGAAAGATGCAAAAAGCTGCGGACGGCATGGAAAAGTTCGGGAATAGAATGAAAGGAATCGGTGATAACCTTAATACTCATGTCACTTTACCTATTACAGCTGCCTTTTTTGCGCTTACAGAAGGAACAAGAGATTTTAGAAAAGAAGTTTCGACTCTTGAAAATAACGCTCGAACTGCAAATGTAAGTATTGATGAAATGCACGGATATATGTCAGATCTTAACGCCGTTACTGGCGAATTAGATTCTAACGTTGAGGGATTATCCAGTTTGTTAGCTGCAGGTTTCAGAGATGAACAATTATCAAGTGTTATTGATGATATAGCTGGTGCTGTTATACAGTTCCCAGACACATTGAAGTTTGAAAATTTATCTGAATCAATCCAGGAAACTATTGGATCGGGACAGTCAGTTGGTCAATTTGATGAAATGCTGTCAAGATTAGGTATTAATTTAGATGATTTTAATGAAGGGCTGCAGACTGCAAAAGAAAACGGCAAAGCAACTGATTATGTAATGCAGACTCTTGCCAATACCGGACTATCAGATGTATATGAGCAGTATAAAGATAATAATGAAGCACTTGTAGAAAGTGCAGAAGCTAATTATGATTTAGAGCAATCTTTAGCTGAATTAGGTGCAGAACTAGAACCAATAATGACTCAAATAAAGGAAAATGTCATAGATGTAGTAGATGCTTTCAATGACTTATCAGAAGAAGAGCAAGACATGGTTATTTTTGGTGCAGGAGTGGCGGCTGCTTTAGGACCAGTATTAAGCATTACCGGAAACTTATCTCTTACATTGAGCTCTTTAACAAATGTAATTAACGGAGCCGGCGGATTAACTGCAGCTTTAAATCCTTATATGATCGGCGGAGCTGTTATAGTAGGCTTTGGCCTTCTTGCAAAAAGAATTTACGAGGGAAACAAGCAGCTTAAATTTATGGAGCGAAATGTTAAATCGCTAAACGAAGCCGAACTTAAAAGAAGAAAAGACCTACTTGAATCTGACATCCAAAAAGAAGAACGGAGATTAGAGGCTCGCAGAAATGGGGCAAGCGAAGATTCCATAATAGGTGAAAAATATTCTATAAGCGAATCACAAAACAGATTGAATAATCTAAAAAAAGATTTAGATGAGACTGAAAAGGCTTTGCAAGAAATTGAAGAAACTAACAATGAATTAGAAGAAGTAGATTTATCTGGTGGCGGTGGCGGAGGTTCAACATCTGATCAAAGCGATTACAAAAATTACATTGATGAATTAAGAGCTGAAATAGAATCATATAATTTTGAGCAAGAAGTAGAAAATATGTCTAATGACTCAGAAAAAGCCTGGGCTAAATTAGAAAATAAAATGTATGGTGAATTTGAAAGAATTGATAATCTCAAAGATGCAACAGCTGAACAAAAAGAAAAATTAAAAGAAATGGTTGAGCAATTCTACAATAACCAGTATAAAGATTATCTTGAAGAAGTTAACGAACAGGAAGAAGAGGAAGCAGAGCGCCGCAAAGAGGCTGCTATTGAAAGGGAAGAACAATTGCAAAATGAGCTTGAGCTTCTCAAAAAAGATGGTAAAGAAAGAGAACTTGCTCAATTAGAGCAGCAGTATGAAGCTGAAAAAGAATTGATGCAGGAAAAAGGCCAGGATACAGCCACTCTCACAAAAATTTATCGAGAAAAAAGATTAGATATTATTGAAAAATATAATAAAAAAGAACTTCAACTTGAAAGAGAGAAAATGGAAAACCGCTTTGAAATGGGTAAAATATCTGAAACTCAATATCGAAAATATTTAAGAGAGCGTCTAAAACAATATGAAAAAGACACTGATGAATGGCGGCGAATTAGAGAAAAAATAAATGAAACATTAAAAGCAGAAAGCGATCCTAATGACTTTTCAACTAATCTTGCCAATTTCGGAAGAATGGGAAGAAATGCAGCTACTGGCTATACTGGAGAAAGCGATTCAAAAGAAGGAGCCAAATCTATCAACTGGATGACTGATGCTTTTGTTGATTTAGGACTAGAAATCGAAGAAGCTAACCAGAAATTTGTTGATTGGAAAGATGATTTAATAACTGGCTTATCAGATGCAATAGCTAGAGGCGAAGACTTAGGAGATGTATTCGACAATATAGCTGATCAAATTGCTTCAATGGTATTACAAAAAGCTGTTGTTGGCCCTATAGTCAATTGGGCTTTAGGTGGAATTGGATTACCAACTTTTCACGAAGGTGGTTTTGTTAGTCCAGCTAATGCAATAGCAAATATTCAAAGATACCACTCGGGTGGCGGAGTTGGCTTAAGAAGTGATGAAGTGCCCGCTATACTTGAGAACGGAGAATATGTGCTAAATAAAAATCAGGTAAAAGGATTGCAAAATAGTGGAGGCGGCTCGCCTGTATATATTTTTGATATCACCGCAGTTGACACTCAATCATTCCAGCAAGCAATTCAGCGCAATCCAGAAGCAATTGTTAGTGTAGTTACTCAAGACATTATGCGAAACGGAAACACTCGGAAAGCAATTAAGAAATCTTAAGGAGGTGGGCTTTTGGAAAAATTCGATTACAGATATAAAAAAGCATGGTTAGTTGATATTGTGACAAATACTTTGATCACTCAAATGGAAGGTGGCAGGGAGCAAAGACGCCCCAAAGGCTTGCCTTATCGAGTTTTCAAGCTAGAGTTCGATAAAACGAGCAATTATAACAACGATGCAGAAGAAATAGTAAATTTTTTCTTAGCAAGAAAAGGGCAGTATGAGCCGTTCCTTTGGGATTACAAAGACTCAGAAGGCAACATAATTGAAGCCGATATAAAAGTTAGATTCAACCAGGCTAGATTAAGCGATGAAGTTTATGACAACAAAGCTCACTCATTTTCGATCGAGTTAAAGGAGCTGGTATAAATGCCCCGAACTCTTAGCCCTGATGTTATTGCAGAAAAAGACAAGGATTACAACTGGCCGATAGAACTCTATCAAATTAAATTAGATGAAGAAACTCTCTACTTCGCTATGTTTCCAGAGGATATAAACTTTTTTGATGAAGCAGTCAATCCACAAACTTATTATGCAGCTTCGATTAGTAGGGGATCAGTCAAAAAAGATAATCAAACCAATCCCAATACTTCTGAAATAACTTTTGATAATGTAATGCGAGAATTTTCAGCTTATGTTGCTAATACAGATTTTGTCGGGCGGAAAGTTACGATCTGGAAAGTGTTCAAAAATCACTTAGGCAACTCAGAAAATTATGTTGAAATTTTTACAGATGCAATTATAGATAGTGTTTCGATTGATGAATATAACTTAACAGCTCAGATAGTTTCAAACCTTGATGCCTTAGATGTTGAGCTACCCGGAGAAACTTATCAAGTCAATTGTCGATTTGAATTTGGTGGGGAAGCTTGCGGTGTTAATATACCAACAAAATCGGGGCAAATAGACAGTATAAGCGGGTCAATGATTAATAACTCTGCTATAACCGAAAGTGCTGATTACTGGAAATATGGGACTATTGAAGTGGGAAATGAAAGCAGAAAGATAGTCGCAAGCGGAAATGGTTATGTTGAGCTTGAATATCCATTTGGGAGCGCCCAAACTGGAGATAGTTACAGTATGCAGGGTGGGTGCGATTATTCTTATGATGCAGGACATGGCTGCACTTTTTGGAGCAATACTCAATTTTACGGCGGTTTCTTAGACATTCCAAAGATTAGAAATATAAGGAGTGTTGATTAATGATTGACACTCAAAAATATTTGCACAAAAAATATAAGTTTAATGGCCGCGGCGAAGAAGGTTATGATTGCCTCGGTCTTATGCTAGAAATTTTAAGAGACAATGGAATTAATTTGCCAAATGGTGACGGCCGAGAAATAGATGAAAACTGGCAGGAAAAAAAACCGCAAAGATTTATTGAGGGATTATCAAATTACTTTAATCAAATTAATTTTGAAGACAGACAGCCGCTAGATGTGGTTGTTTTTTTAATTTATGGAATTCCGAGACATTCCGGGGTTGTTATTGATGATTATAGATTTATTCATATAACAGAAAATTCTAAGGTTCATATAAGCAAATTACCAAAATGGAAAAACAGAATTCACAGTATTTGGAGAGCGAGGTGATCAGATGGCAACGGCAATAATTGGGGCAGCAATAGGCTGGGGAGTTGGAGGAACATTTGCAGCGGCGGCTATAGGTTTTTCAATTGGTCGAGCTTACGATAATTACAAAGAACAAAAAGAAATGATGGAGAGTCTTAATCAATCTCCTACATATTCTTTCGGCCCGATTAGAAATACAAAATCTCATGAAATGCCAATACCTGTAATTTACGGCCAAAACTTAGTAGCGGGAAATATTATTAACCAAAAAATTCACGGAGAAAATGATAGGTACATGGACTTGCAAGTCGGTATTTCCGAGGGACCGATTGAGTCAATAACAGGAATAAAGGCAAACGAAAATTCAATTAACGCCGAAATAAAACTAGGGGAGAGAAGTCAGAATGCCTGGAGTAATAATTTACATGGCCAAACTTTTCCCTATGTAGCTTATTACAGCACAACACTCGACGCAGAAGCTCTTGAGTTATCCAGTACGCCAACAATGACTGCGATTGTGGGAGGGCGGAAAGTTAGAGTTTGGGATGGTGCAAACTGGGTTGTAGAATACAGTAATAATCCAGCCTGGTGTCTATTAGATTTTCTTACAAACAAAAGATACGGATTGGGGATTGGTGACAGCGAAATTGACTTAGAAACTTTCAAAGAAGCGGCTATCTATTCAGACGAACTTGTAGATGGCGAAAAAAGATTTCAATTAGATATGGTTATAGACGCAAAAAAATCAGCACTTGATATTATCACAGAAATGCTTTCAACTTTTAGGGGGTTTCTTTTCTATTCAGACGGAAAACTAAAACTAAAAGTTGACCGCCCAGAAGCTGCAGTTCAGACTTTTGAATTTCACGATGACAAAGAAAAAGACAATATCAACGAAGGAAGCTTTTCTTACAGCAAAACCAGCAGAAAAGAAAGACTCAAAGAAGTTACTGTTCAATATACAGAGCCGGATGAAAACTATGAAAGAATATCAGCTCGCTTCACCGATGAAAGTTTTTCAGCCGGAGCAAAACAGACTATAACCTTGATTGGTGTCAATAGATTTTCGCAAGCTGGAAGAATGGCCCGATATTTTCAAAAGAAATCAAAATACTGCACTACTCAAGCTAACTGGAGTGCTGGAATTGGAGATATACAAGCAGAAGTTGGCGATGTAGTGTTAGTTTCTCATGTAGTACCAGAGTGGATAGATAAGCCATTCAGAATAGTTCAGATAGAAGAAAAAGAAAATGAAGAAATGCAGATTACGGCGATTGAGTACAATGAAGCGGTATATAGTGATGATGGGGTTGTATATCAACCTTCGACTGGATCAAAACTCCCGAATCCTTTTGAGCCGCCAGCAAGTGTTGCTAATCTATCATTGTTAGAACATGCGAATGTACTAGATGATGGAAGTTGGATTCCACAAATCAAAGTCACTTTTGAACAACCAGATTCAATGTTCTGGAAGTATGCAAATATCTATTACTCAGATGATAACGGAGCGACCTGGGAATTCCACGAAAAGACTGAATTAACCCAAAGCATTATCAAAGAATTGCCTCCAGGAACATACAAAGTTAGAGTGCAGTCAGAAAATAATCGTGGGGTCAAAGAAGATTTTGGGCTTGCTACTACAGGGCAAATAACAGTTAGAGGAAAAGACGCTCCACCTTCAAATGTTAACTGGGGTAATTGTAGTTTTCAAAGCTATATAGAACTCAACTGGCAGCCTATCACTGACATCGATTTGAAAGCTTACGAGGTTAGAACAGATCAGAGCTTTGGCAATGATGATGCCGCTCTAATTTATCGAGGGAATGGTTTACGGGCTGGCGTTAATAACCCAACCAGAAGGCAATATACTTTCTATGTTAAGGCATTGGACCGCTCTGGTAATTATTCAAATGTTGCTGATGAAATAACATTAGTAAATTCAGCTCCTTCTGCACCTAATTTCACAGCAGATGATATAACGGAATTTTTCTCGGCAATTAAAATTCACATTCCAGAAGTTTCAAGCGCCAACGGTTATAAAGTATATATCACACCTTCAGACGGAGCGGGAAATGCGACAGGCGAAACTATAATTAATCAATTTTCAGCAGCTCAAGATTATTACTACCCTGTCAATTCTGGAGATAGCGTGTTAATCAAAATCGGAACTTATGACAGTCTAACTCAATTGCTTGATGACGAGAATATCTCAGCTGAAATCGAAGCAACAGCAGCTAACCTTAACGATATTGCTCAGTTTGCTGCAGATTTAAGACCGCCGAAAATAGTTAGCGCTTTACCTGTTTTGCCCGACCCTAATTATCCAGCCGACAGCTCAGTAGTCTATGATGGCAAATTATATATTAACGAAAACGGCAGTTGGGCATCAAAAGTGCAGGAAGCTGAAACAGCAGTTAACGCACTTATTGCAGGAACTGTAGAGGCTGGAGCGATTGGAACTGAAGAACTTGCATCTGCCGAAGCTATAATTCAAAAACTTGGTGCTAACCAGCTCATTGCCTATGAGACACAAATCAAAAATGCAATTATCGATGATGCAAAAATTATAAGTGTTTCAGCCAGAAAAATAATTTCGGAAGAAATGATAGCAAATCTAATGGTTTCGAGAGGGTCTATAACTATCAAGGGAAATGAAAAAGAAACTGTCGAATCAGTCGCAACAACTGGGGCAATGCAGTTAGATAGTCAGGTAACAAATGAGTGGGATGCTTGGAAAATGTCGCAAGATGGAATCAAAGGTTTTGATAGTGACGGAAATCAACACGTAGAACTTTCCAAAAATGGTAGACTTAAATTAGAAGGAAGCCCGGGAGCAAATATTAATGACGTAGTTGCAGCTGAGAATAATGCTAAGAATTATGCAGATGCAAAAGTAGCTGATTTAGGAGATATGGCTTATCAAGATGTTGTTGAACTAGCAAAATTAGGTACCACTGTTATTGAAGGTGGTTATATTAAATCAGACCTATTAACAGCAGATAATATTATTACAGGTAGATTGGGTGCTAATAGAGTGCAGATAGGTGGAGGAGCAACTTATGAGAGTGGTTATGACCCAACCACAAAGGAAACCCCTAGTGGGGCGCAATCAAAGGCTGACACTGCAGAAACTAACGCCAAAAAATATGCTGATGATGACTCCAAGTGGGTAGCTTCTAATAGTAGAGAGGATGCAAATATTTCATCAGCAGGTTGGTACAGAATAGCAATGAATACAGGAAATAGAGCGC